ATTCGCTTATTGTATTCAAGCTGATCAATTTCTTTCTGCTTGAGCTTCATTTTAGCTTCGTCACCCTTATTAATAAGAGTGGCGTCGTTTTCAGAAAGAGCATTTCTTTCTCCAAATTGTAAAGAAAGTCCAGCTCTTTGCCATATTGGTGCTGCTAAAATGTCTCGCTCCTGTTTTAGCTCCTGCAATGCCTTTAAATTGGCTTGATCATATGCTGCTTGGCGTGCTGCCTTTGTGAGGTTGATTAATTCCAACTCATCCTGATATTGCTGTTCTAGCAATTCAACAGCTTGCTTCTGCTCAGACTTACTTAATTCAATGTCATGAGCTGCATTGAACTTTTTACGGTTAAAGCTCTCCTCAAGTAACTGCTCCTCGGTTTTCTGGAACTCCTTATAGTCTTCCAGTTTGCTTCTAATTGCTTGTTTGGCAATAGCCACATCATTATCAGCACGGCGCTGTAATTCTGCCTTAATTTCAGCTTTGCGCTCTGGGGTAAAGTTGGCTTTATCAACATCTTCCAACTTCTTAGCAAGATCATTTCTAATCTTGGTCACTTCATCAGCTACATCGTTTTCCAGTTGAAGACGTATTTTTGCCTGTTCTTTAGCTAAGTTCGTTGTGTCTTGAAGAAGTTTGTCAAAGTCTTTGGAAGAGATATCACCAGCACTGTATCCATTAGCACCAGCCACATAGCCCATAAAGTCTTTCCAGTATTGATTATTATTTTTACCAATACCTTTACCCTTTTGGACATTGCCTTCACCAGCGTGATAAGCACGTACAGCTTTTTCTAAATCTCCTTTGAAAAGTTTTAAAAGGTAAGACATGTACTTGCCGGCACCTTCAGCAGACTGAGCTAAGTCATAACGATCTTTTACACCATATTGTTTGGCAGTACCTTCAAGGAATTGGAATCCACCTGTTGCGCCAGTAGATTTGTTGTAAGCTCTAGCATTACCACGTGACTCAATCATATGGATTGCAGACAAGGTGCCTGCTGGTAAGTTGTACTTAGATTCAATGTCAGAAAAGTTGTACTTCGCTGCATTAGCTTGAACCTTTGCATTAATGCTGAGTACTTTTTGCTGTTTTTCGAGCTCACTTGTGTGTTTGCGCTCGGCAGCTGTTAGCTCATCCTTTTTGTCTTTAAGTACATCAAGGGCCTTTTGAGCTTGTGCAACTAAATCCATCTCCTCTTTAGTGACAATTGCAGTAGTGCCAGGAGGAGCAACAGCCTGTTTAGCTTTTTGCAGCTCAATGATCTTCTTAACAGTTTCTTCACTGTAGCCAAGATTTAATAAGGCCAACTCTTCATTAGAGTTAAGAACTTCAGTACGGAGACTATCAAAATACCCTTTCTGTGCTTTTGCAGCTTTATCTGCTGCATTCGCATTGCTATTTAACTCATCAGTATTTCCCTTTACTTGAACAGCAGCATTTTGTGCTTGGTTGCCAGCAAGCTGTACATTAACAGTAAATAATTTCAGTTTCTCCGCAGATAAATTCGCTTTTGACGAGTTCTCATCATACTGCGCGGCTTGCTTTTTAAGGTTTTCATATAGATCTGTAGGTAACTTAATTTTATTTAAGCGCTCAATGGCTTCTGTATAGCTGATAGTTCCTTTACGAGCCTCTTGAGAAATTTTTTCAACTTCCCAATTGCCACGAGCATAGTTTTCGATATCAATTAATGCAGATGCAACAGAACGTGACGATTTCTCTAATGCTTCATTTTGGGCATTGAATGCTGCCGTTAGATCATCAACTGCCTTTGTTTTATCATTGCCAGCTAATTTCTTTAATGCTTCGTCTGTCTTTTCCGCAACTCGAGCCTGTTCTTCAAGTTTTTTATTAGCTTCCGCTGTGTTGTCACGCATCAAAAGATATCCAGCAGCCAGACTTGCAACTGTAATACCAATACCAACTGGACCACCAAGTAAACCTAAAAGGCGTGAACCAATTCCTACAGTAGCAGCGCCCGCAGCAGCTGATCTCGATTGAGCTACTGCCAGAGCCTCCTCAGCTACAGCCAATTCTCTTGTGACTTGAGCCTCAATCTTCTTAAGCTCAGCCATACGAGTTAATGTCGCTGTTCTGCCTTTTTCAGTAATTTGAGATTTAAGGCGCTGTACTTCTAGAGCTTTCTCAGCCGCAATAGCAGCTAAAGTTGCTTGAGTATTTGCAACAGCGGCTTGAGTGCTAATTACTTGTTGAGCAGCAGCAGCGCGCTCGGCCTGAATTGCAGCATACTGCGTTACGGTTTGAACCGCTAATTCCTTCGTTTTTGCAGCTACAGCAACACCAGAGGCATAAATTGCAGGAATGTAGGTTCCAAGCCAATAAGCACCACCAACCATCATTGCAGATGTTAAAACATCTAAGTTACCAGCAAGCGTTTTAATAGAACCTGACAATACTTCTGCTGCGCCAGATCCCTTTCCAGACTCGCCAACAAACTTAGTAATTTCATTGTTAAGCAGCGTTAGCGATTGGCTAATAGTGATGTCTGTTTTAGCAAATAAGGCATCTACATCTGCTTGAACATTCTTTAAGGCCTTAACGATTTCTTGGGAAGTAATTTTCCCTTCCGCTGCTACTGTGCGTAACTCTCCAACAGTTATACCCATACCTTGAGCAATTGCTTTTGCTAATGCTGGGGTTTGCTCCATTACAGAGTTAAGCTCTTCACCGCGCAATGTTCCACTTGCTAATGCCTGCCCAAACTGAACTAAAGCTGCATCTGCTGCTGCTGCACTTGCACCACTTATTGCTACAGCTTTTGATACTGTTTCAGTTAAACGTGCTGTGTCATCCATTGTGAGGTTTAAAGTTTTGGCATTATCACTAAAACGCTGGTAGACCTGTAGAACAGAATCCCATGCTGAATAGGTTTTTTGAGCAATTCGGAAGGTATCTTCTGTTGCCTTGTTTAACTCAACTTGGTTGTTAGTTACTAATTTGAGACGGTTTTGAAGACTAGTGTAAGTGTCCATCTTAGAAATGGCGGCACTTACAGTCACCAATCCAGCCATATATCCAGCAAGTTGACGTGTCGCAACAGATAACGCATCCATTGATTTACTTGCAAAGTCGCCTTTGCGCTCAATGCTATCCAACTCATTGCCTAGATTGCGCGCATTTCGTTCTGCATTTTTAGCATCAATTACAATGACCAAACGGGATTCTTGTGCCATCTTACTTTCCTCTAGGCAATAAAAAACCCGCTTTCGCGGGTTAATTGTTTAATTTGAATTAATTTCTCAGTGCTTTCTCACAATATGGCGATGCATTTTGTAAGTTTGGATCTGGGCTGTACTGGTAACTACCTCCACCATAGTAGTTAACTTTTAACTCAAGTTTAGAGTCAGTTTTACTTTTAATCGTTTGCTTTAACCCTGATTGAACAATAATTTCATTACCATTTACTTTTAGCTTTTCAATAGAATCTTTACCATTCCAACTGGAACACATTAGACCAGTGCCATCTTTATTGAATGAGTAAGTCACAGCATATGGACCATTGTTGCCCGACCAGTATCCGTTTAAATCCGTTGATGTTGGTATTACAGACATGTATTGATTATTCATCATATCTGTTGTGGCTGCACAGCCTCCCAAACCTAGAACCAAACTCAATAAAATAATCTTTTTCATAAAAACACCCTCATATTTGAGAGTAATTTAACAACTGGTTAATAAAGGCGCAATAAAAAACCGCTATCTCTAGCGGTTGTTTGGGTGTTGCTTACTATTTTTGAGTAGACGGCTTAGATGTCTGCTCACCATTAGAAGCAGGCACTTTGCGAAGCACTAGGATTACTAAAATAGCTGCTAAGGTTGAGAAAGCAGCCGTTGCAACCCAAGGATAACCAGCATATAGCGCATATACTGCTACACATAGAATCCCTATTCCTATCAACACTCCAAATATTAAACCAAGAAGGAATAATTGAGAGTTATGTTTTTGATTCTCAATGTTTGCAGTGTTGATGCGCTTATTTTCTGCCATTTGATGGCGAGCCACTTCATGACTCATAGTCTGTTCATTCTCAACAATCTGCATTAAACGACTAGCTAGACCAGGTTGGATTTCTTCAAATGCCTTAACCAAATCAGGAGGCGGGTATGGTGAGTAGCTTTCCGCCTCTTCCACAGCAACTGATACATCATTGCCATTTTTTGTTGCGATGCCACGTTTAGTTCGACGATGTTGAGACATTAATTAGGTATTTATAATGAGTTAAGTTCAGGTTGTTTACTGCGCAAGTCACATGCGATTCTGTTGGTAGCTTTTGTCATGTTTTTACCGACTGCTTCCCAATGTTTTGCTGCATTACCAATTGGTCGCGGATCTTCCATTTTTGCAGGCTCAACAGCATGTACTGGGACACGAGGTGCTAATACAAAAGCTGCTAGCAGACCTTCTGTAAAGTACTTCATACCTTTGTTCATTTTTTATCGCCCTTATATTTAGTGGGTGTCATAAAACATACAATTTTTATGACAGAAAAACCCTCTTATCATTTGATAACAGGGTCTCTATAGGAACAAGGGTACGCACTAATGACATTTCTGTCAATAAGGAATCTTTACGGGAATGTCAAGAGAATAGGCGTATTATGTAACATCAAGTGCGCTATATCACGTCGCTTGTTCACAGTTAAGTATCGCACGTCAGCATTTAAGTCTTCGTCGCTCGTTGCGTCGCCTTCTTATGCGCCTCATCCAAGAACATATCGTCAAGCTTAAAGATACAGTCATTAAAGATGTAACGCTCAACTGGTAAATCATATTGCTCAACATAAGCATTAATTGCTGAGATATCTAACGCCAGAGGAACACCTTGTTCATAGCGTCTAGATCGTGCAATTGTGTTATATGCAGACAGGATGGCATTAGCTACATAAGAATAGTCAGGCGCATCAGGAAGCTTTACACCGAGGGCTTCTCTTTGCTTCTTTTCGTGGTCCGTGAGCCCCGCATATTTGTTCGCGTAGTTGTAGAGGGTTGTGACTTTCCCACAACATCATCTCGATATTGGTTTGCATCTGATTGAATCTTTTCTGATTCAGTTCGAATAAAGGACCAGAGAGAAACCCCTAAATCGCCCATGTTAAGCAATTTCGTAGCGTTCTCTGCATTGTATGCAGGTTCGGACTTTAACTGTTCGCCATTAGGACCTTCTTCGACAAATACAACACCCTTCCAGTCTTCAATTAAATGGCATGCAACTGCTTCCAATAGTAATTCATGAAAGAGTTTGTCATCGGGTGAAGCTTTAGCAACATCAAATCCTTTAGCAGTGATTTGGTTATTCGCACGCTCTAAAGCTACTTGATAAGGCTTATATCCAATGCCACGGATCTTAAACTCAGCAAGTACATTACCTTCAGTATCTTTATATTCGCGCCACAAACTGACGTCTTTATTTCTTTGAATATTGACTTCAAGAGCCATGTTATATCTCCAAAAAATAAGGCAGCAATTAAGCTGCCAAATCAGTATTAAGGTGTTACAGGTGCAATCACTCGAGTAATAACCGGTGACACACGAATATGGTTGTAATTGATATCGATAGTGATTGTGTCTTCACCACCACCATCTGGATGATTTGCTTCCGCTACTTCAAGTTTAGGGAACTCAAAGGCATAACCATTACCCTTGCTATCTTCAATTGAGAACTCTAAAGGCATGGTGTCACGGGTTTTAATGAAGTCGATATATGCTGCCGATTGAGCCGAGAACATGTATTGAGTGTTGACGGTGATATCAACAATCTTCTCGAGATAAGTCGTTGCAGTGAGCTTTTTAGAGCCAATACAACGGATTGCTTCCATGTTGTTGTTAATAGTCAATTCAAGAGACTGCATACAAGCAGTGCCGACCACAGTTTCACCATTAACTTTAAGATCACCAACGTTAAGCGCTGAAACAAGGACAACTTCTGGAACTGGAAGTGGTGAAGTTACAGGGCTTGTTGTAGTGCGCTCAAATAGAGTGCCCATCAAGCCAAAGGTAGCTGTAATTTTACCTGTAGTGGCAATTGTCATTTTCGCTTCATTTACTCGCACACCACGATAAATAAAGACTTGGTTTACATCTTCATAAACTTTAACGAAAGTGAAAGTTTTGCGAACATTTCCACCAAAATTTAGAACATCACTGGCCCAATTGTTCATTGCTACTGCTGACCAGAAGTCATCAAATAAGCCAATTGATAGCTCAACTTCCAATGATCCCGTGATTTCGGCTTCAGTAGCAAAACCACCTTGACGGAAACGTGTATCTGCTACACTGCTTGATGCTTCAGTAGTGACGTTTTCAGTTAAGCCATCAGTCACACGACGAACGGTTTTCCATACGGGTGTAGTTGGTAATACTTCGGGGGTTTGCTCTTCAGCATAATATAATTTAATACGTGCACCAGAACTCATCTAAGTTCTCCTTAATTTTCGGGCATTAAAAAGCCCTCGAATTGAGGGCGTTGGATGTTTAAAAAAGTTAATTAACCCTAAAGTTAATCGTCACCATAAATTCATAAAAATCAGATGTTCCAAGTGGCTGGATAGACCCCTGTAAGAGTTCTAGATTTTCCTTTCTATAGAATTCAAAATGCTGAAGTAATTGATCAGCCATTTGCGTTATCTGAACTTCATGTGTTTCGGGCCTGCACATAAGTCTGATTTGAACTATTCCCGTTCTTCTTACACATGGGGCGTCCCCAATAGCAGCCACTATAGAACCACCCCAATTAATATAGATGGCGGCCCATATACCTTCAGTGGGTACATTAATTAGTTTTGCATTGGGATATTGGATCCTGGATTGCTCAAGATAAGGGAAAGCCATCATACGCTCAATTATGAACTTTCTAGCTTGGTCAAAGTTGTTTGCCATATTAGTCCCCTAACTTACTAAACTTAGTAATCCTTTATGTAATCAATTGCATTTGTGACGATGAATCTATTTGCTGTATGAACTTTAAAACACTATTCGGAATTTTTGAGAAGCATTCAGTGTGTCCTTCAAATTTAATATTTGGCTCATATTTGTGGGGCTTCAACATTCTGTGTAGAGTATTTTCAAGGTCATAGATAAATCCAGCTTCTGACTTTAAAATAAGTAATGGATTGATTTTATAAGGAAGCGCACACTTTCCTGAGAATCTCCTCTTTAGATCTAAAGCAGTCATTCCAACCTTAAAGAATCTTTCGGACCCCTTTGTCATCTCAATTAGGTAAAGGGATGATTTATTGTCATATTTCGCACAGAATCGAATATAGTCTGATCGAGACCACCCAATATTGTTAAAGCATTTAGGGCAATTTTTCCCTTGTGCATGTGAGGCAATTTGCTGCTCAAAAACCCCATGCTCTCTGCAAATAATTTTAACCTTTGCCCTATTGTTTGTTTTGAACTCTACCAAACTATAATCATAACGAGCACCATGTACCGCCTTGAAAGACTCCAATATTATTTCAATATTTAATCTTCTATTCTTAATACACTTTGGGCAGCCTTGCCTTCTCATATAGTGATGATGATATGTCTGCTCAAAAGAACCATGATCTGGACAAATAATGATTGATTTTACCCTAGCGCCTTTGAAGTTAAATTTTGAATAATTATACCTATCACCATGAACTGACTTAAACCGTTCAATGTGATCAGTAACTCTCAACCCATCATTTACGCAAGCTTTACACCCACCATTTTTTTTATAATGGTTAGATGGGAGGGTAGTAAAAACGCCATGAATCTTGCATCTAATTGCTACTTTTGTTTTTGCATTAATGTAGTTTGTGCAATCGTATTTAAATTTATCTCCATATAAGCCCATGGACTTGGCTATGAACATTTGCGTATCAAGTTGATGGGGTTGCTTTTGAGATGTTTTGGGTGGAAAATCTGCGATAGTCATAACATACTCCAAGAAAGTAGGTTTGATTAGAGGCCCATTTAGACTGCAATCTTCATGGGCTTTGCTTTACTTAATTTTAACACATTTATCTATATTTTTCAGATATATATGTAAATGTTGTCTCGTAAAATCCTGTAGGATCTTGGCGACTGTAGCCGTTTTCTGTTTTACCTGTTTCGACCTTTGGATTTTTGGGATAAAGTCCATAGTTGAGAACATATGCATAAGGGAGGCTATTTGATATATAGACAGTTTGGAATGGTTTTAACCGAACTAATTTACTTAGCTCACTATTTAAAGTTCTTTGTCCGCCCTCATCCACATCATTCTTGTCAGCCTTACCATCAATACTGCCTATGCCAATACGGTTGTTTGCTCTTACAGCTCCCGTGTCTACGGCACTAGACATCACCACTCCACCCAATGCATCAATCACAATATCTTTTTGCTTTTTGGTTAGATCGGCTTCAATTGTTTTAGTGAAGGCACTCGGTTTGCTTGTCCAGCCCATTAAAAGTCACCTCAACTTTACCAAACAGTATCTCAAATACTGGTTCATTCCCTACTGTAAACACTCGACCGTTAATGGTGGTTTTATGTCGAATAAGATAGCCTTTGTTAGTATCTGCAAAGAGTACATACTTACATTCTTCGCCATCTAACAGCACCTTCTTTGGGTCATTAGTGGATTTGCGAACCTCAGCGTGATAAACGCCCTCTTGGTTTACAGCCTGACTTATTAAGTTCCCATCATCTAAGTTAATCATTAGACTTTCCTCAATTGAGCAATCCATGTTGCGTCCGCTGGATCTTTTCCGTAACTCACAACACGATAATTCCCGCCTTCAATCACCCAAATGTCATTAACATCTGGATCAACTAGAGTACCCGCTGCATCTTTTACTTCATTTTGCAGTAGCACGGCCTTAGAGTCTGTGGCGCGGTAATCTATAGGCTTCACCAAATCTTTTAAATAAGAGCCAAATAGGACGCCTCTGCCGCCATATACATATTCAGTGTAAGTATCTTCACCAGCGGCGGGATTAGAACCAGTTAGCTTCTTTCGAGTACAAGTGAATGTATCTACAGCGTCTGCAAGCTCATCCTCTGCATCAAATGCGGCTGCCAGTTCTTGCTGAATTTCATCACGCATTCCCATGGCCTACTCCGTAATAACAAAGGTGTTGATGTGATACTTCTCGCTAAAGAATGGCTCAAGCAGATCAAGGATAAATTGCATATCGCCACTTACTGACTCTTCTTTGCCTGCAACATACGTCTTGCTTACAGACGTGCCAGACTGTGCAGCGACTGTTTTGGATGCTACTACACCTTCTTTAGTTGTGTAGAGTTGCCCTGCTGCTGCCAGTTTTGCTAAGTAAGCGCCAGCCGTAAGAATCGCATCTGGCACTTCACCTTCTGGATAGTCTGGTAAATTTCTAGCATTAAGCCACGCATTAGCCTGCATCACAGCAATAACCGGATCACCAGTTCCCCACCAGTCAGGCCCTAGCTTTTGAGTCACACTTTCGACTGTTACATAGTTCATAGCTTAATCCTAAAAATCTAATTAAGAAGGACGGCCCGAAAGCCGCCCTGCTTTAGTTATGCACCACCATTCAGCGGTGCTTCTGGCACAGGAACTGCTACTTCTGGGTCCTTAATGCCATAGTCACCCGCTGTTTTGGCAGGGTCAAACATGGTGCCTGCTGCTAACGTGTCAGTTGCATCATCAGCATATCGGCGGTCGGTTGGGTATTGGTATTTGTAGTCTGGTTGCTTCTCAGCCATGACTGCTCTCCTTAAAGGTTAGTAATTAGGAAGCGGATTGAGGTGTCTTCTGGTTTGGTTACAAGTTCCCAGTTAGCTGCCTTCTGCAAATCAGCCCAAGAAGCGCTTAAAGACTCACGCTCTGTACCACCAGTTAAAGTGTCTTTAGGTGCAATGAAGCTAAAACCTTGCGGATGGATCAACATGTTGCGACGCGTCCAAAGGATTTCATGACCAGCACCATTACCAGTTGATTGTGTTTCTTCAACCTTCAAATCTTTTGGACCGGGAACAGAGTCATATGCAAATGCGCGTGGACCTGCAAGAATCGTGATGAACTTAGCGTTTGCGCCTGTGCCAATTTGCGTATTGGTATCTGTTTCAATGACTGCGCGCCCGTTGTAAACGGTGATTGGTGGCAAGTTATCACTTGTGGTCACTTGTTCAAGTAATTGCTGTTTACGCATCTTCGCAGCAATACGTGAATGCACGAACATCACACCACGTCCACGTAATGAAGCATTCATTGTGCTTTCCGCATCAATGTAGGCATCTACTGACCAACGTGAAGCATCTGTTGCTGTTGAAGCAGAGATGTCAGTAGTGAATCGCTTGCCGTTCGCCTGGTCATAATTACGCAAGCCAATTACTGTTGCTAGAGCACGGTTTTCGGCAGCTTGTTGCCAATACTTATTCAGCATTCCACCAATAAGCTCAAGTGAATTGACCTTCGATAAATACTGCCCAAGAACAGACTCAAGAAAGCCTTCGTTCATATAAGCAACGCGGCCTTGCATTTCACCTGCATCAATCGTGCGAGGCATTGCGATATCAGTCAAAATGGTGTTGCCATAGTTCTGTTCAACATTGCCGTCTACACCGTTGATGTATGGAACGACGAATGTTGATGAACCACTTGTAAGCAAAGGACGTAAAGATTCATCAGATACGAATGCACCTGACTGCACGAGTGGCGAAACTGCCACAGGATTTGGACGTAGATAAGATAAAACTACGTCACGGTTAAATACTTCTACTAAAGAAGGCATGGAGTTACTCCCAATAATTAATTATTAAAGTCACCATTCGCTACTGCTGCTTGGAACCCTTGAGGGTCATTCTTTTGGAATTCCAAGCGCTCTTGCGTGGTCATTTCACTTGGTTTCTTGGTAGCTCCACCACCCGAACCACCGCCAGAAGCCCCACTTCCTGACGCATTTGATGCAACAATTAATGGCTTAAATGCCACGTTGCTGCGAAACTCTTTTTTGAGGTCATCAATACTTAAAGCACTAGGTTTGCCCTGCGAATCTAGTACACGTACTTTGACCTCACCGTTTTCATCAGTTTCAACCTGAAGACGGTTAGTAATATGTGGAAGCAAAACTGCCTCCGAGCCTTTGATTGAAAGCTCACTTGCTAATGCTTGTGCTGTTTGCCCGACAGTTAATTTGTAGACTTGGTCTTGCAATGCTTTGGTAGCTTCTGCATGTTTTGCTTCTGCTTGCTCAAGCTTGGCTTTCCAAGATGCTTCAATTGCAGCAACGTCACCTTTTTTACGGGCTGCTTCTTCGGCTTCGCGTTGAGCTTTCTCTTCGGCTTCGCGTTGTTTTTCCTGAGCAGTTTTCTTTTCATTCAAAAGCTGATTAACTTTGTTTTTAAGGCCATCCAGTTCTGAATTATCTTGCTGCGGCAGACCTTCAACTTTTAAATAAAATGCACCGTCTTTTTCTTCATAAAGTGCTTTCATTTCATCAGATAAGCCCTCTAGGCTATCGAGTTTGTATTTCATGTTTTGCTCCCTGAGCGGTTTTGCAGTCACAAACTGCGGGCAATAAAAAAGCACCCGAAGGTGCTAAGGTTTGAATCATTTACTTTCTTGGAATGGTCCAAGACCAGAGGATTAGGTCATTAATGAGTTGCTGTTCAGTGGTGTTTACCATCTGCAAATCCTGCTTTATATCCATTTTGAAAGATCTTTAAATCTTTTTCTGAAGCTGGGTGCTTATGCCCGCTTCTTGTAGTCCAGATCTGCCAGCAAAGTTTCAATCTATTTTTAAGTGATAATTTCATAATCCCAACCTCTTAAACATTTCTTCATCAAGCTTTTTGAGTTCAGCAAGTGTGAATGGCTGACCAGTTAAAGGATCAACAAACTTATCCAGGGAATATTTACCCTCTTTGAATAGC